AGGCGTAGTAGTATATGGCGCAGTACCAGAATTTTGATCTAGTATTAATGTGTTTGCTGTATTGAGGCCAAAATAACCTGCGTTAGTTGCTAATGTTTCTGTAGAACCGCTTCCGCCTGTCTTAGTTATACCATTAAAGCTAGTTCCTGCTATGCTACGTGATCCTGAATTTTGTCCGCTTAACCAAATATTACCTACTGCTGTACATAAAGAATTCATCGCTGAATTGATGCCTGCGGCAGTATTAGAGTGTGAGCATGTTAATCTTAATTGACCGCCTGCGTTAAAGAAATAACGGGCAGCGTCACCATTAGCGAAAGAAACTGTAAATGCAAAGTTAGCATAGTCGGACCATGCTGATGCATTGGAAACTGATGTTGTGCTGGTTGATCCTTGCGCTACTGCGTTGCCGCGATTAGTATAAATGTTGGTAAGTGCAGTAGGTAAGCCTGACAAGTAAGTAATTACTCCACCTGCGACTGGTGCTGTCAAACTAGTTGATGCGGCTCCTTGGTGTGAGTTTGCGCTGTTTACGCTGTTAATCAATGAAGCCCAATTGGTTGCTGCGACAGTCTGACCAATTGCTACGTTGCCTACTGCTGTTTGACCATATCCTGTCTGGGCTCCACCTGTTGCCCATACAGCATTTAACGTACCTGATGTAGTAGTGGGATTTCCACCTACTAATCCGTTGTAATCGCTGGCTTCAATTAGATTAAATTGTGCGTAACTCATTTTGCAAATCCTATAAACTTATGAATATATTTATCTTATAGTTACAATTGCTTCGACGACACCTACATCATCACTTGTCTTAGTCACAAGTGAACGTCCAATAGTATTGAACGCTGTGGCCTCACCGTCTTTAGCGGCTCTCGCTAGTCCCTTACCTGCACTTACTAAACGCTGGCCTTTTACTACAGGACCTATAACATTCACTTTAACACGTCCCGAGACCGCGACAGGAGGATGTGTTCTATCTGATCCGGCACCTGCATTCATCAAGTAACCTGCTGTATGCGAAATGACTCCGAAAATATCTTCACTTAATTCGTACTTGACCGCTGTGATTTCCTTGTTACCGCCCAATTCTACAACTGTGCCTGCTTCATATTCTTGGTCAGACTCAAAACGTTCTGCTAAGTCAGCATATGTTGATTGTAAGCGGGATCCTGCTGTCAATGTCCAGTTACCTGTCAATGCACCTGCAGTACCTGCACCACCTGTAGTGATGACAGTTGTATTCAGAGTACCTATGTTTGCTGTAGTGATATTTGCTGTCTGTATAGTAGCGGTACCTGCAACGCTGATTGTTTGACAAGCAACGTTAGGTACGGATAAGTTATTAGTTATGATCGCATTATTTGCGCTTATAGTACCTATAACTGTGACACCACCAAATGTGGTATTTCCACTTGCGCTAGTAGTTGCTAGCGAAAGCCAATTTGCTGCAACAGCTTCGCCATCTTCAGGACAAACATATAAAGTTGCATTATTTGTGTTATACCATAATTGACCGCGTAATGGGTTAGCAGGAGGTTCAGTGCTTGCAAAATTCTCTGTAACGTGTACAAAGTTTGTATCTAGAACCTGTCCGTAACCAGCGTAGTTTCTGCCAGGCAAACCTAATGAGGTGCTGTCTGTGTTAATTTGACCGTCAGCGATAGTAGTTAATACTTGTCCATCGCTTTTTACAATCGTATATGCCATATCTAATAAACTCCGCTTTTGTATTTATCTCTATATAGTTAATAGGTTTGTGAGGCTTTGTATTCTCACTGTGTAATCTATTTGAATTTGACGGTTTAATGACTTCTGAACGGGATGGAATATAACATGAGTTAATAGTCTAGTTATAACATTACCTTCATTATCTGTCCCATAATTAGCTAATAATCCTAATTCGTCAAATATGTAATCTGAATCTGTTTGAGTGCTATTATCAAATGCACCCTGTCCTGCAGGCTCACCGTAATCCAATAAGCAAGAAACTAAGATGTCGCTATAAAGTTTACCAGACGTATGATTTACAGTCATCTTATTTCTTGTAGGGTCAAGGTTGAAAACGCTAGTATCATCAACAATCTTTGCATAAGTTTCATTGTATAAAGCTGCATTTTGCCCCGTCGTGTTGGGTGGCAAGTAAGTAATAATACCTGTTTCGTCAACCGACGCGCCACCATTACCAAATGCCATTTGGTAAATTTCCCCATAACCACGATTACTTAATGTATCAGCTAATGCTTCGCTCATGTTTTCGTAGTTAATAGCATTCTTTTTGTCTACGAAAACTTCAAGGCTATTAGGGTCGTAGATTTTAAGAAATCCTTCAATTTTATAGGATACAGTTATCATTAATCGTCGGCCCTCTTTTGTACAAATACTTCTTTAGTGTTAGGATCGTAAATTTTGACATGTGAGGAGAAATAAACACCGCTTTTCTCATCGGGCTTTTTCTCTATAATTCCCTCTTTTTTGTCCTTAATTTCCGATTTATTCCCTATAGATTTATTTATCATAACCTATTCATCCATTCTTAAGAATTCTGCAGCTGATCCTATAGCGATTTGTAACGGATCTCCCATCGTTGAATTATAAAGTCCAGGAATCTTATTCCAAGTATCGTTATAATTTATGTTAGTCATTGTGTTCTTATCTAAAAAGCTATAAACTTCAGAGTATTTTGGAATATACACTTGTATACCAGATCCGTTTGCTCCGCGCTCTACTTCCATACTATTGGTAAATTGATCTACACTTAGTACGCGCATATATTCACCCTGCATGTAGATGATTTTACCCTCATAAACTGTAATCGTTAATGAGTCTCCCTCTTCTATCCAATCACCCTCTTGAATTCTAATGAACGCACCGGTCGATCTTACTTCTAGTTGTAAGAAATCTTCCTCGATATAACCTGCACGTCCTGCTGCGTTATTATAGATGCTTACGTCAATAATATCATTCTTGTCAGCATTGAGTGGTATATAATAATATCCTAATTCTTTAGCAGGTGTTGTGTTTGTTTGTTCACTCTTATAAGTCAAATTATTAATATCATTTACATACACAATATTTTGGTATTCCGTCAATGCTTCTGTCAACCATGTTCTACTGTCACCGTTAGCTCTATATACTGTTCCCTCATTATTTTTATTTACAGTATTGACATATACTAACTCGTTAGGTGTAGCAGAAGGCATCATGCTAGTTATAATGATTTCGTCGCCTATGTTTATTGGTGCGAGGATGCTTACTTGATTTCCTGCATTTAATCTTAGAGATGAAGATGGCACGCGCTCGCCGTTAACTGTCACCCACAAGCGATCTACATTTGTTTGTTCCCACTGTGTCAACACAATATTAGTGGTACCTTGTGGGGCTAGTGTGATATCTGTTCCGTCAATAGTTTCGCTTATGGTAATTGTATTGTTGTCAACATCTATCCCGCTGATATAATATTTTTCACCTGCGATGATTTGTGGTATGCTTGTTGGTTCACCCAACGCTATATTGTTTTCTGTAAAGTATACAGGAGTATGTAATACTAGGGGCAATACATTATCTACAGACAATTCTAAACTTGTGCAACTTGTTACAGTTGTTGTCTCTAGTGTCCAAGTATTTGACAACCAAACATAACCATCACTTACGTAACTGTCACAAATCGTGATAGGATGATTTACAGCATCTACATATGGACTGTAGTTTTCTTCAGGATTATCTGGGAAATATTGATACAAGTCGAACAATGTTTCACTTATAACGTGGACATAGAAAATATTGTTATTAAGTTGAACGGATCCCGTGATGCCGTCAATACGAACTAAATCATTTGTTGACAACTGATGCGGATCTGTGGTTTGTACACGAACTGCAGGCTGACCTCCTACTACTACGTGCATCAATCCGGTTCCTGAACCAGATGGGTAAGAAATGCCATTCTCATCTTCTACTCTAAAATTGTTTCCATTTACTTCGACTAATGTATAAACAGTACCGTCTATTTGTACTCCTCCAAACGGGATAGAGCCTGTTTCAGCAACTTGGAACACTATATTTTGACCTACGATAAAATTAGTGATGTTACTTGCTACATAATATAATGTTGATCCCACTGTCTGAGTTTGTAAAGTTTGAGTATCAATCAGTGGGGTAGTTATCGTATTATAAACATTATCGATAGAAATTACGTTGATCGGACTCAATTCATATTGTGTGTTTAGATATTGTCTTTGAGTATCATTAAAAGTAGTCACCGCGATGACATCATTTGATGTTGGCTCTAGAGTATCGAATACAAGTACTTCTTGGTTATAGTTAATAACATATTGATCTGGCATTATTCTTAAACCATTGACCTCAACGATAGCATTAGTATCATTATCTTCGCCTAAATAGTTTGTAAGATAATAATTACCCCTTGTGCCGTTTCCATAAAATACCTGTGTTTCTGGTACAGTATAGCCATACTGAGTAGGTAAAGTTTCGCCAAAGAAAGTAAATGAAATATAATCAGTATTCGTGTTATACTCGGCTGCAAATACAACCTTAGCTGAGATTTGATTATCAGCTAACATCACAGCATAATCTTGTGTGATAAAGTTGGATTTACCTAAAGCATTGTTAAGAACTACTACAGATCCGCCTTCTGTTTCTGACACAGTGAATTCTGTTCCGCTTGTGAAAACATCTTTGATATAATAAGTTTGATGAGGTACCAAGCCACCAAATATGTTATTATCAAATATAATTTTTTGATTTGGAAGTAATCCAACAGTTGAATAAGTTATTAGAGAATTAGATGAAGATTTACTTCTAACTACTAAATTGGTTTCACCATTGATTAATCTATTTCCATTATGGAGCACTGCAGGCGGAGTCCAGTATTGTCCTGGACCATTTTGTGCTACTGCTACCATATTGCCAGAATCAGAACTGACATTAAAGATCGGTCCGGCTATTCCATCATTGATAGTTTCTGACACAGTGATAGTTTTTTGTACAGGATCTATTGTCTTGACATAATATGGTGTGTTTTCCTCTAAATTACCGAATACTTCGCCAGTGAAATATACATCATCATTTACTGTAAAGATAGAAACATCATTTACTGTAATCGTGTTGAGCAAACTATCTGTTGCTGTTGCATCTGTTGAAGTAGGATCGGTAGCTGGTCTGATAATACCGCCGCCATTTAGTCTTTCAGCGGTGTAATTACAGTTTAATAAGATTTCTTGGAAGCCAGTAGTATTATTTTGACGCAACGGGTCGATTTGTGTATTTGATTTGATTAACTGGTCGCCATTTCCTACTTCATAAACATCTACACGTAATTGTTGTGTGTTTGAGATGTTTGTAGTTAATTCAATTGTCTTGTTGACATAATCTACTGTATAGTCTATGCTTGAATAAATTCCTGTCGCTAAACCATCAGTGATTACATATACAGATATATTAGATGGGACAGCTACTACGTCAGCAAAACTATATTCATTATTGCTTTCATAATCTAATTCTACACTTACTACATTATATCCAACATGTGCATATTCTGTAGCTGCCCAATTAGTTCCTGGACGTGTATTTACGATCATAGTCAATTGGTCTGTAACAATACCCGGTACCAGCTCTTCTGGGCCATAACCTGACATGAACGGATCGCCCTTTACTGTATAAGCAGGGTCAGGGATGCTAAAGAGTTGAGTTTTATCCCATACTATAGGATCAGTTGTTATATCTAGAGTCTGGAATAATGTATTATTATTACCTGCTATTGTCCACTCAGGGCGTTCAGTGTTGTAATAAATTTTGTTTAAATTTTCTGTCGTGCCTGTCGCTTTTTCGACCCAATTTATACCGTTAGCACTTGTTAATAATTTGCCATTATTACCAACTATTGCAAATGTGTTTTGTGCGAACAGCGCATCATTCCAAGATGTCGCGGATCCAAAAGCACCTTGATATACAACTGGTCCGCCTGGCCAACGATAAACTACTCCTAGATCACCACCAATGACTACAGATGAACTACCAAACGTTACTGTTCTCAAAGTAGCATTTCTCTGTGGTAATGTAGCAGGTATAGAATAATCAAATGCTGTGCGTTCGATCCATGTTATACCGTCTATACTCTGTAGGAATATTTTTGTAGAATTTTTAGTACCTACAGCGATGAAACCCGTAAAGAATGAAGTAGAGCCATAAGCAACATCATAGATATAGCCATTTGAACCTGTATCAAATTTATATGTTTCTAACCAATTTACTGCAGAATCACTAGTGCAAATATTTTCTCCGACCGCTACATATTTTCCATTACCGTATGCAACCTTGTTGAATGTTAATTTAGATTGTATTAATAATTTTCTTTCGAATTCTAATTCGTTATCCTCGACACCAAATGGTATGAAGAATCCATTAGTTGACCAACCGGTGCCATCAGTACTTGTCAATATTGGCGTAGCACTGTTCGTAGAAGTCATTACAAATAAATCATCTGTTTTGATGATATCTGTTATGCTTAAAGGCTTATTGCTCAATCTTCCTAACAACCAATCATCAGTTACTTCAATGTCTTTTGCTAATGCAGTATAATTTGGTAAATTTGCAGGGGCGATATAGTTTACGCCATCCCATGCGATACCTGTAATATTAACATTGTCTGGATAGAAAATTTGATCTTGTAATAATGTATCTATTTCATATTGTTCAGCAGGATCGAAAGCGTTACCCTTATAAGTTGTATTTGGATATGTTACACCGGCAAACAATTGATTTAGATCAGTACCAGGCATATTAATTGTTGGCTGATAATAGCCCTTCACACGGTCCATAGCATTCAATCTACGATCACCGCTGTTTAACTCTTCCCATTTACCAAACACAAATTGATCGTCATTGTTTGATACAACACAAATATAAACGCGGTTGTTGTATTTGACGATGCTTTGATTAAAGTAGAATGGTTCAGGCAAGAACATGTATGAGCCCGGTGTTGCAACTGTCATAGTACCAGATTCTGGTGTAGTTACGACGGGGCTGCCACCTGGCTCATCACTAATAGTGATTTCATTAGTGCCTGTATTGATGTTTGTTATATAATAAGTTTGACCTAAAGTGATACTTCCAAACACATCGCCGGTAAATACAATAGAATTGTTTATCTCAAACAAGGATGCATCATCTACAGTAATCACACCGTTAGACGCAACAGTATTTGCTGTTGAGATCGTAGCACCGTCATATCCTAGAGTTAATCCACTTACAGGAACAGTCATTCTAGGATCGCTATATACCTTAAATGTATTTGAGCCGATTACTTTTAGATAGTAATTATTAGTTGTTGCATTTGGTGTACCTGAGCAAATAACGTTGATTATATTACCGTTACTTTCGATAGGTAATGACCAACTGTATGTGCCGGGAACAATAGCATCTATCTTGTTGACCTTTAGTGTAAGGTCATTTTGTGGGGAATATCCTCCTAACAAATTACCGGGTATAGTGATAGTGTTGTTGACCGTAAATCCTGCACCCGGGTCTGAAATGATGACTCTATAACCACCTAAGATATAACTTACGTCAAACACTGGGTCTGTTGTTATCTTTTGATTCAACGTTACAGGTCCATATTGATTTGAAGTGATAGTTGTGTTCAATTTGATATATGCAGGACCTGTTCCTATCATGCTGCCTGTATTGGTAGTGAGTGCTAATTCAGTTCCTGTCAAACTGTCTTTAATTGTAAATTTGTTGTTTATAGTATCAATACTTTCAACATAATATGTTACGCCAATTATGATACTGCCTAATGGATTACCTGAAAATACGATAGGCATGTCGATATATAAACTGTCAACTGTACCGTCTACAGTGAATGTATTGCTTGATGCCGAAGAATTTGTTATGGCTACAGTAATTTCACCTATATCTTCTATAGTATAAGTTGTATTTGCTACAAGCCCACCAATATTTTGATCAACAGTGATCGGCATACCAATATACATGCTATTAGTGCCGCCGCTTTGGCTAGTTAATGTGATTAAATTAGCATCTGAAGATGCGTACTCTACTGTTCTTTCAACTAGATTACCATAATCCGTAGATGTAATATTGACGTATTGATTACTAGTTGGATAGAACGTAAATAATTGACCGTTAACTTGACCAGGACTTGCTGGTAACTGTATGTTAATTGTCATATTGCCAGAAGCGTTGTCGAGAGTAAAATTGTTTTCCTGATCTACAAAGAAGCAATATGTTTGACTATTTGATGTCACAGGAGAAACGGCGAATGTAGCCCCTCCCAATATTTCACTGATAGTAATTACGTTAACATCAATAGTTTTAACATAATAAATCGTGCCTTGCTGAATATTGCCCCACTCGGTAACTGCCTCTCCTTCAATCGTCATATTGCTAAAGACGATGCGATCATTGACATTTAAGCCAGTAGTGTTTTGAACAATTATTTGATTGGCAGCATTGATACTTAAAGCTTTGATGCGGACAAACTCATCCGTATCGCTAATAGTAAAGTTTTCATCATCAAGAACAGAAGTCACAAAATACACAACATGTTCTTCGATGTTGCCAAATACATTTCCTGTAAATACGACTGGTATACCAGTATATAAACCTGCTGTACCACCTGTACCAATATCAGTCAATGGAATAGTGACAATGCTATTATTAGCTGAAGTTGCAGTAACAGTTCTGATTCCTGGATAGTATGTAGAAACAATAGCTGTGTCGATAATTTGCGCCGTGTAGCATTTGAAATCAGTTCCTGCTGAACTATTACCCACATTGTAAACAGTTCCATATTGTGTAGCACTTATCTTAAATTGAGTATCGCTGATGATCTCGTTTACATAATAAGTTGTACCACTTACGATTGAGCTAGTTCCGGCGGTACCTATAAATTTAATTGGCATCCCAACAGTAAAACCTATTGTTGAACCGCTAGCATTTTCAGATGCAACGTCCACATCTAAAGTAATAATATTGCTTGACAAATTAGTGCTTAAAACATTGCGTTCAAATTCTGACCAATCTAGTACACGCTCATTGTCTACGTTTACAAGAGGTAAAACAAGTCCATCATTACTTGACAAAATTGTATTGATTGGTGGCAATGTTGACTGTAACTCAATACTTGAACTGCTTATGTTTTCAGTATTGTTATATGAACCTGCAAAGAATGCGCCATAGAATGAGCCGGGTACCCAGTCTGTAACTTGCGTATCGTATGTTGTTCTGTCGAAACGTAGTGTTATATTATTTTCTCTAACTGGATAACTTGAGCTGATTGCGCTAGCTTTTGCACCTAATTCAAATTTATGATCAGAACCTGATCCTTGGCTATATATTTCAACTCTATTTTGATCTTTTATAGCATCGCTATAATTTGCGTATAATGCAAGAATTGTAAGAGGGCTATTACTTAATACATTAATATAGTAATATTGATTATTTTCTAATCCCCCGATATTTTGACCTGATACCTTGACATAACGCACTAGGTCGCCTGTTTGTAAATCAGGTGCATAAAGTTCTATTGTGCTTTCAATCGCTGTCACGCTGTCACTACCAAAAGTAAATGATGCTGCGGGTTCGATGATTATGTTAGGTAGTACTGGATATCCTATTCCAGGATTAATCACATTGATAGCAACAACAGAGTCAAGACTCATCACTGCCTCTAATACTGCTTCTTCTTTAGGTGCAGGGTATTTGCTTAAATCTATCTGAGCTAGCACTCTAGGCGGGTTACTATAACCTCTGCCGCCGTCTAAAACTACAACAGCAGGCAAATCAATATAAACATTTTCGCCAGGAATATGATCATATTCTTCAGTACCGTTTAATCCTCTAGTCAAGCCAAATAATGTATTAGTGCTAGTGTCAACTGAACTATAACCAATAATTTCAAAACGTGAGGGATTTTCTACGTCAGCAATCTTGATAGTACCATTAATTGGGAAACCCTGAGCGTTGTCTAATATTAGGAAAGTTGCGCCGATAGGTAGATAACTTACTGTAGTAGTGATTAAATAATTATCCTGTCCTACTAGACTTACGCCATAATTGTTGCGCCATTCGGTATATTGCGATAATTCCCAAATTGAGTCGTCTGGTAAAAATTCACTTGATTGATTTGGATTACTATAGACAAGCTGCGGACTTATGAAGGATTGTGTAGTGAAATCATATGTCGCAGGTAGATCAAAGTCAGTTAGATTACCTTGATAGATATCTTCTCCTGTATATTCAAACAAGAATTCTTTGATGACTACGTGATATGGTTTAACCTCATTGACATAACCAGACAAGAATTCTTGATTATCAGACTTAAAGTTTTGTAATGGGACAAGTTCGCGTATTTTATGCGAAACGTCTACTAAAGATGTTTTGTTTAACCACGGCAAATAATTCTGATTCTCAACTGTTTCAGCCTGGATATATTCGAATAACAAAATTAATGACTTATTACGATATATTAGTAAATCATTTGTATAAATTTGTTCGTTTAATGCACGAATGATCCAGCGTGTTTCTTCGCTTGGATATTGATCATATGGTGTAGTACCATAAAAGTCATCACCGTAACCTGTCTGTCCTTCATCATAATTCCAAAGTTCTGTTTTAAATCTAATAGTACCGTTTTGTAATCCAATTCTGGTCCAGATACCATTTTCATCAAAACGATAAAATTCTGTAAAGCCTTGACTATTTTGATTTACAGCAACGATAGTGCCTACTGACACATTTAGCGTAGACAAATCCGCGTATAATGGAACTTGTATAGCTGCCTTTGTATTATTATCATAACCAGGTGCCCACCAGTTGACGCGCTCCCAATATAATGTCGTGTCATAGTAGTCACCCTTCTCGTTTAAGAAAGAAATCAATGGTCTTAATTCAGTGATAGGGAATAAACTTAAAATAGTGTTTGCATATTGCAAGTAATTTTGCAATGCTTTATATCTATTATAAAAGAAGCTCTGTCTTGGACGTGCGAGTACACCTGTTTGTACAAGTTTAGGTAAGAACGGATCCGGTAATACACCCCCTTCTTCGTCTACGCCCGCTAAACTGTCAAGCATTCTATCATATAGACCGCGTGGTTCAAAAATACCCTTTGATGGATTTACGAATCCAGGTAAGAAGTCGCTAGCAAAATCTTCGCGTATCAACTGATAAGATTGGTGACTTGGATCATCATTCTGTCCATTACTATAACCTATGTGTAATACGCTTTCTTGCGCGTTGATATATTGCTGGCTGTTATATAATGCAAAAACGTTTGTATTGACAGGTGAAAAATAAGTTATTCCTGATGCTAAAGGATTGGCGATATAAGAAGCGATATTAACATCAGCAAGTGTTTTGTTTCCTAGAATTAATCCGCTATTTCTTACCCAGAAATAATAGATAGGTTGTATAGTGTTTGAACTGTTGATGACAGTCTGTACTGTATAACTGTTGACATCTCTTGGTATACCCGGGCCCTGATAGTCTGTTGGTAATACATTACTTGCTATCCAAGTATATACAGCAACATCACTACCCGGGAATAGTGAGCCCCAATATTTTGCGTTGTATACATTATCATTTTGATGATAATTTACAAATCTTAGATTAGTTGTATCTAACCATATTTTTCCTGTTTGATCCGCTCCCCAAACAAATCCGCTCTGAGTGTTTGTTTCATTATTATATGTCGCTGGATCAACATTTGATATTGTGTCGATATTTTGTCTTATAGCACCCAGTAATTTACCTTGCAACGGATCAAAATAATCCATGTTGATTAATGTTTGATTGCTTTCGCTGTTGTAAATCTGAATATTTTGAATTCTATTAATATCAACAATAGGATTTGTCTGTCTGTAGACAGACCAGTTAGGAACTCCTAATTCGTTGATGTATACGACAACTTGTCCGTCTATATCATCTGGACGATATGTTGGCGTGCCTATTATAACTTTATTCTCGTTAAAGTCTAACACTGTACCGTAATATGGTTGTGAACCATATATTTGATCTCTAGCATTACAACTTTGAGCATATGTATATGCCCCTATGTTGTTTAAGTTTTCTTCATAATTTGCTAGATAATCATACATGTAGACGGCGCCGGCGTTAGGATATGAATCTATAAATTGTGTAGCGTTGTTGTCAAATACTAAATCATTGGCGTAATTATCATCATCAACAAAATCAAACGTTGTTTGAGCATATCTTGTGCCAGACGGCGCACTTATCACAACTGAATTGCTCTCGTTGAATGCTATCGTTGTTCCGAATTGTGTTGGGCCGGTCAAATGTGGACACTGTATCACTTGTGTTTGATTGAATAATGTCAATCCTAATTCTGTTAATGTGTCTTGATCAGTGAAATTTAATACTAGTTTTTCATTGATAGGTGCCAAGTCTTGGTTAATCACAGAAATAATTAATTTACCATTTGTAGACACTGCCTCGACATTGGTTATCTTTGCTTGATTAATTGTCAATGCAACTAGATCACTATCACCCGGTGGTATAGTTACAAGATAACCATTTATCAATAAGTCTCTGTTAGTGGTTACATCGACATTTTCTGTACCTATCACAATACCAAAACGTGCGCCTGCATTTGTAAATCTATAGACTGCACCTTCTTCATTTGTGCTATTAAGAGCGAATGGGGCACCAACTAGTATCTCTGTGCCATACTTGTTAGTGTCTAATCCAGTACCGAACATCACGCCGATTCTTGGATTAGTCTCAGTAGTCAATACTTGCGCTAAACTAAAATTACAACTATCAACTTCAATAATATCACCTGCTTTTAATGTGCCTGTGTAAATTAAAGATGTGCCTACTATGCTATAATTCGTGTCACTTACCTTAGTACCATTGCGATAAATGATTGGATCTACGCTGCCGCTAGGAGTAAATGCTAATGTGAAAGTTGCTGGTGTGGCGCTTGAATTTTCCTGAACTTCAAAGTTTTGTATAATTCTATTATACACATATGCCTTGCCCCAGTTTTCAGTATTGATATCATAATCGTATTCTGGCGCGCCTACTACAAGAACATCGCCATAATAGTTTGTTGATAGCACAGAACCAAATTTGTCGGCAGTGATCTCAGGACTTTCTAGTGTGGTTACGAACTCGTAATCGACATTTGTTACTGTACCTGTACCTGTTGCAGCAACATCGTTATATACAAAGTAAATACCTACTTTATTTTCTACTGCTCCCAATGTCGTAAAGTCAGTATCGCCTAATTCTGTGATTTGATATGTTTTAAATGCATCTAAATTAGTCGCTGAAACTAAACTATTATTTCTACGATAAACATGAACTTTGTTTCTTATGTTTAATGGATTTGTGTCATAATCGCCAATATACAACCAGTTAGCATCGCCTGACATTGCTAATCCAGTACCGAAATTAGTTGCGCCGATTGGTGCTACAATATTTGTATTTGTATTAAATGGTTCAATGTCGTCTGTGATTGTAGTATCATTTACATAATAGAAGTATATTGTAGGGTCTACAGTTGCTTGCGAGATAGCATAGATATTTTGAGCATACGCAATATTAGTACCGAAACTTACATCATTTGTGATTGTTTGATCCTGTTCATAGATTTTGTTTAAAGCATCGTACTGGAATCTATAAACTTTACCTGCTCCGGCATCACCGAATAGATAATCGCCCTTGCTGGTATATGCTACAGATGAACCAAATGTTACACTATTTTCTATTGTAAACTCTTCGTCGTATTGATAATTGATGCCTTTTCTATAAACAGCCCATCCGCCGTCGTTGTTTAAATCTACCCATGCAGTGTTCTTAACAAATTCTTTAGAAAGTAAATTTAAGTTTTGAATATCGCTAGGCTGATCTACTCGCTGTGAACTAAAATTATATGCAATACCCTGTCCAGTGATAGTTCTTACACCATTACTTAAAATTAATGGCACAATCACTTGATATGGATTTACAATCTGAGTAGCGACATAATATCCATTTACACTATTATCAAAATTGATGATAGCAAAGATATCAAATTGATTTAGATTGTGAGGTTTATCAAATATTATAGTAGTGGTACCGTTTAAATTTGCGTTTGCCTCAACTACTTGAGCGATAACATTTGGTGTCATTACTTGCCATTTTGCTAGATAATTTGCTAACCAAACATAATCACCTACATAAAAATCATTGATAGGTACTATGATTCCATTTTGATTCACGCCTACAGCCAATTGCTCAAAGAAGTAAGCACTCATTTTTACATCGTTGAAGTTTACATATCCTGCGTCAGGAAAAACTGTATTAGGAGTATACTGGCTTACAGTTGGTAATACTGATGAATCACTTACAGGTTGCCCATAGTTTGTTAGACTATATAATGGTACTATTTGCTGCGCACCTTCTACTTCTTGACCGGTAGTCAACCCAACTATGCCTGGATTTCCTGTCAATACGTTTTGATTTAATTTAAATTCGATAAAGTTATTGTTTAAAACTCCACCGAAAGTACCGGACATTATAGCCCAGTTTTCATAGATATTATAATCTATGCCGCCCTGAGGTAGATTCGCGCCCTTGAATACGCTCAATGCAGCGCGTGTTCCTTTTTCTTTAATAAAGTTTTTATAAACGTTTACTTGCGTGATATCAGTCAAATCAGCACTTGCCATATATGGTCTTGATCTGAAGCCAATCAAACTAAATGATACTTGATCAGCATCATCCTCAAGATTTGCCTCATTAGTGTTGTAGTATAAAGAACTTTCATAACTTCTTGTGCTACTGTTAGGCAATAATCCCTTTTGAATCTCATTATAATCAGTTTCTTTCCATTCAGTTTCTCTAAATTCTTTGCTCGGTTGAATGATTGCTAATGCTGTAAAATATTTGTTTTTAAACTTAACGATAGCGCCTTTGGTATATTTTGTGTTTTCGCGCCATTCTTCAACATTATCTTGATTATAGATAAATCCGCTAGCAAACATAGTGCCGTTCCATTCAGCACTCTTTGTTCCTTGCAAGGATATACGATTCTGTTTTAAACCAGATACTAAATTATAAATCACATCACCGAAAATAGTTGTGTTGTCAAATACGATACCATGTTCGATATTACTTAAATTAAACTGCCCGTAAGCAACACTATCACCTGCATTTAAAGCTGATACGCTAAACGCAGTACCATCTCTTAATATTGCTAAATCTTTAGTTTCGATAGGATATAAGTTTTGATTCAATACAAAGTTTGTTTGTTGGAAAGTCAAAGGCTGTACTATTTGACTTTCTTTATCAATTACTAAAGTATTTGCCGCAGGGTTTAAAGTGACTATACTTCCTATACTCCAGCCAACTTGTGTCCAGTACAAGTATTCAGCTACCATTTGTTCCCAGTTAAGTTCTATGCCTGATTCTATTACATCAAATTTTGCACCTGCTGATTCTAAATAAGCACCATAACTCATCAAGAATTGAGCAACTTCTTGGGCTGTATAGAACAATGTTCCATATGGAACTAACTTAATGGTTGACTCGTAATCATCAGCAACTTTAACTGATTGATCTTCAACAGTTATAGTTTTTGTATTTGAATTTATGATCGGAACTAAAGTTTTAAAGTAGTTTGTTGTTTGACTATTACCGAATACTTTATAACCATTTTCAGTTAATTGCACAATCGCAGAACTGTAAATCAATTTATCATATGGTTGATTTTCATAGAGCAATATTTGATAACTCTCATCTGGAATTAACAATGATGAGTTCTTTGATCCCGGTGTGCCTTTTTCAACAAAGAATTTTAATAACGTTTTGTCGCTAAAGCCCGCAAGTCTATAAACCAATCTGACATCAAGATTAGTTAATAGTTTCTTGATATTTTCAGTAGCATTTACGCCTAGTTGTTTTTCATAATCAACGATCCAGTTTATATAAGATGTTTTAGCTGTGCCGTTGCCATATATTTCTATATCAGCAGGAACTAAGTGCGTTCTATCATTAATCAAGAACTGATTGAATTCAGCGTTGTACTTGTAATTGTCGATATCTACGCCTAAGTTAAAGAAGTTGGCAGGCTTCAATAATGCTTGCAATCTCATCAAATCAAACGGCCAAGTTGAACTACGGCGATAGCTAAACTCTACTGGACCTACATCACCTATAGTCCAATCACGCTGGAAAGTGTTAGGATTGTAATTTCCAACTAGAGCAAATAATGGATTAATCAAATTGCCCTGATCATCAACAGGTAGAATATTTAATAAACCTGGGCGTTTATATATTTCGATTTCTACAGGGTTACCGTTATTATAATCATAACCGTTTTCCATATCTTGCCATAATATCAAGTTATCGCTTGTATATGGGGCAGGACCATATTGAGTTTCCCACCAGCTGGGTTTGTTGGCATATCCAATCATTTCCCAAGGTGTAGTGTTTGGTGTGCTAGTATCAAAGTAGTACATGTAGATACCGCGCCAGTTACCTTGTTGAATAATAGCGTTATCTAATTTATTTCTGCTATTTGTATAATTGTAAGTGTACTCATTAGTAGACAAATACAATTGTGTTTTATAATCTAATCTATTTTGTCCTACCCAATCTAAAAATGTAGAACTATAAATGCTTAGCCACTCGTCGTAATTAACAGTGTTGTCTCTAAAATATCCAGGTATGATATCAGCAGCTTGTATTGGGATAGTGTTGCTTAATTTTAAGTTATTATAAACTCTAGTTTCAAATTCTAGTAAGACTTGATCTCTATAATCAATCAATCCTAATACAGGGTCGTAATTGCCATATAATTTTGTATATGAACCGTCATGTCCTAAAATAAAATATGTTGGTTGATTATAAGAACTATCTAAAATAACACTAGGTACAGATGCTGGGTATAGTCCCAACTTAGTTGGAGTATTTGGAACATATGATCCATATGTCTGATTGTATTCTTTGATAACGATTTTATCGCCATTAATCAAATCTTTTGTGACGATTAATGAAGGAGTATCTGAGCTTATCGTATAATCTATATTTTTCACTAACTGTTTAGTGATTGTTGTCCCTTCAGCCGTAGTTTGCAAATATACCAATACACCGTCATAATTTGCTGCATCGAAATTATAAATTTTACTTAATGGGAAAGTGCTAGTATCGATATTATTAAAGAATGTATAAGTGTTAGTGATGAAAGGTGCCTTGTTCGGTATCATATCTGACCAAAAGAAAGGCATCTCTTGATTCTTGACACTTGTAATTTGATCTAACGCTTCATCTAATAATGCTGATGGGTTGTATCTTTGCTGCCAATCGATTTTATTTGCTGTATCGATAAGCAAAGATTTAAACTTGATATATTCTCTACTATTAAACAATAAAGAATCAAATAGACTATGTTCTGCCTGACGCAAAAATGATCCTGGCAGTACCAAGCTTGCGCTGTTTTGAATAATTCTATTACCCCACGGAACAATATTGCCTAAATCTCTAGTATTGTTAGCACCAAACACTACCCCAGTAGTATCAGGATTATTATAAAAAATGCTTTGATAGTGACCGCGTATGTCACCGATATCAACAGTTGTGACATCACTGTTGAAAGGATTATTGCTTAGATTGATTGGTATGCTATAATAGGCATTCTGGCTTGTTTGATTGCTTAGGATTGCTACCTGTATGACTGTTTCAAATAATCCAGGTATTTGAACTGTGATATTTGTAAAATCACTTCCATTTTCTACAGTATAATCAGTGTTGATTATCAAAATGTTATTGTTATTATATACTTCGAGGCTCGGCCAAATCGTGTCGGACACGCTTAATTGTGATACATCACAATTTACAGTATAGAAAATTGTATCGCCTTCAGCAAATTCTATTGAAGGATCCGGAGTATATTTAAATTCAAATATTTGATATTGTGTGCTGGGTGCTACTGCCGTCTGCCAACCAAGTAGTCTTTCAAACTCGGTTCTGCTTGTGACATTATATACATATCCAGTGTTTACTTTTTGTGTTTCTGTTACGTTTTGCTGTATACCAGTTACATAATTAAATGTATCAGTGTTAAGTGCAACTTCAAAAGTGATGTCACCTACATTATTAAGTGAACTATAACTTATTGGAAAACCCAATACAGAGTCATTAGCACCAGTACCTATTTTATATCTTAATAAATCACAACCATTAAAAGTTGTAGATTCGTAAAAATCTTCGTTGCCGAAACTTATACCGTTCTTATCGTATACATCAAATTTTGGAGGCTGATTGATGGTAGTTTTTTGTTGTGCTTGTATAAAGTTTTCACCGTCATAATAAAAACTTGTACCTTGATAATTTTGACCTCGTAATACAGCAAATTGGTCATTTGCTAAAATCTCTCCGTCTAAGGCTTCTGTCAATGTGATGATAGGATATAAGCCGCTAACTGTTGTGCTATAGTTGGCTACATATATTTTGTTTTTGACTATAGGATTACTCTCATTCAAGAATACAATTCTTGCGCCTGCAAATAATAATAAGTCGCTGTTATTTTTACTATTAGCTACGAATGAAATTTCAGGAGGTGTGAATGAGGGTGGATAGATTAGGCTTGCACTACCAGGAATGATTGTTGGTAATGGGTAAAATACTGTAATAGTATAGGTGCTTGTACCATCTATAGATAAGATTCTTGTGTTAGTAGGTAATTGACTTTGGTTGCCTCTGATTTGATCGTTAATGTACATGCCTACTGTCAAATTACCTACTACTGTGCTTGCAGGTATTGTGATAGTAGTGGCCGTCAATGAAAGGGCAGTGCCATCACCTTGAGTAGCGTAGCCAGTACCGACACCTGCTGCTGTAGCAATAAATGTCCCACCTACAACGGGATCTCCTGCTCCCCAACTGCGATTATCAGGATCGCTTGGATTTAATGGATCATAATAACTAATATTATTCCATAATGTGGTGCCTAATTCTGTAATAGTATATTCTAAATCTGCGATCAAATCACCTGAATTAATCACACCGGTACTTTGTGCTGTAAATAGAGTTTCAGCGGCTTGTCCACCACCAGAACCTACAGTTTCACCGGAATATACAGCAGTGAAGATTGAACCTACTTCATACACACCATCAACCAATCCTGTTCCTGATCCTGTGGCTGTAGCTATAAATGTACCCCCTACTATGGGTACTCCTATATATCCTATACTATTCCAGTCAGTATTTCCTAAGATAGTAATCTCATATTCTTTACCGACGGTTAAATTTGAAGGTGAGATATCTGCCGTTCCTGCAATAGCATTCCAATCAGTACTACCTAATAATGTAATAACATATTCAATGCCGGGGACAAATTCTCCCTCAACAAAAACATTAACACCTAACGCTACCCAAGCAGCAGGTGCAGTTGTTCCTATATTTGTAATTCTATATTGTTGTCCTAATAAAAATTGACCTTGTGTTACAGTAGGACTTGCGGCGATAGTGGCTGACGTAGAATAATTTGTATAGGTTTCAACGTCAGGATAATATGCTGCTTGACCTGCTACAGCAGAAAATGCATCTGTAGTTCTTGTATCTACAAAGTCAACGCTTGATTTTCCAACTGTGCCGCTATTGAATAGTTTCAAGTTAGGATAAAATTCTAAGATTGGTCTTTTTGCTTTGTTTGTAGCATTCGCAAAAGTTGTTAAAATATCAGGATTATCATTATATTCTGAAGTTGCTTTTATGACATCACTATGGAACCATCTGTTGCTACGTGACCAAGCATTTTTGTTGATGCTATTTCTAGCGATAGTGATATAATCTGGATTTTCTGGAACAAATAATGAAGCGTCAAAGTTACCGATATCAAAGTTCGTTGTATCGTATGGTAATGATGTCTGAGTAGTGAAACTTTCTGGTACAACTAATGTATCAACAGGAATCAATTCGATAGCCGTACCAACTCCTTGAACATAATACTGTCCGGATAGATAACTTGTTGGAATTACGTCTCCGTCAAATTCTACTTTTAATCCATTTGTAAATACAACGCCATTTGTTGATGTGAAATTTTTCTTTCCTAATATCTCAGTATTGACATTTAAAGTATTAAGAGCATTACTTTCAATCAATCGTATGACACCTACTTTGTTTGGATTGACATTATCTTGATAATATAATATATCTAGTGGTGCTGAGATATAAGGAATTAGTTGGACATAACCATAATCATTTTTAAAGAAATTCTGACCTATATAATTAGTTCCAAATTGCGCAGTAATTTTTTGTTCGGAAGGGATCAGACCATTTGGAACAGGAGTGAGTTTTAATACAGGATCAGTGACATCACCTACATAAGTGATATTAAAGAAATAATCATTTACATTTACATAAAAACCTTCTTCGTATAATCCTTCATTTACTCGTACTATCATATTGCCGATAGCCGCTGCGCTAGGGACATATGTTGGTCCATCTAGAGATAGGCTGATTGTGATAGTATTATTAACTGAATTAATAGTCTTAATATAATATATGACAGGCTGATAGCGTCTTACTTTACCAGTACCGGCTAAAGGTCCAGTTGATGTAAATATTTTTCCGTCAGAAAGATCGTAGACATCAATATTTGTATTTGGTACAGTTTGAGAAACGCTTACATAATATGTGTCTTTACCAGTGAGTCCACTTGTTTCAGCATCATAACCTGTTATTGTGGTTCCTGAAGCGATTCCTGAACCTGTTATGGTCATACCAATATTAAACGCGCCTGATATGACCGTTTCTACTGTCAATAGATTGCCGTTTATTTCACCATTCAATGTCGCATTTGAGGTCACACCAGCATTTATCCAATTAGTATCACCTAATTCTGTGATCCAATACATCAAGCCTGCGGTCATCGATGATGAAGGTATTTCAACATATCGAAGCGGTGTGTATGGAAACAAACCACCAAAGCTTGGACCACTAAATGTTATGCTTCCACCTATCGATAGGTTTGCTACATTCGATAATGTGATATCTCCTGACCCGCTTATAGCGGTAGCTGTCTTAGTGATAGGCGCAACTAAATTACCATAGTTAGTATCATATGTCCCCTCAGCAAAGAAGTTTGAGACATATCCTATTTCATTAGTAAATTCTTCAGGTCTATTATTGGGATTATAGAACATAACTGTTCTACCATTCAGTGATGTCACCCCGTCAATATTATTAATGTCTGATAATCTTGCACCATTAACTTGCGAGAAAGGTAGTGTACTCACGACATCTACTAGATTGTTGCCTGGAAAATTAAATTCATTCTGTGCATCTTTGAACGGTACATTAAATGTGACTATACCCCTATCTTCGCCGTTGTTGTCTACTCCGTATACCATTCGTGTGTTAATGTTTGGCTGACTAGGATCTTTTCCTGTGACACCCGGTTTGCCTTGTATCCAAAATTCTGTATCTTGGTCTACGTAAAAATTATAAGTACCGCCGCGAATCAATGTGATTGTAGGATTATCCGCGCCGGCGCCTGCACCAATAGCTCTAATATTATATGTGTTTGGTAAACTTTCTACGATATATTCATTGTTCAAAAAGACTGTATCGCTAGCAACTATAACAGCGGGAGGACCTTCAGGTAACCAGTAATACTGGTTATAATTGATGATCATGTCTAAGTTGGTAAAACTATCCCAGCTATAGAATTGGCTATTAAACAGTTTACTATTATCCGTAGTGATTCCGCCTTGTAGTTTTAATGCGTCTAGTATACCTGGATAACTTATAAAATCTTTTGCGACAGATTCATTATTTTTAAGAAATGTGACCCCTGGCTCTAGTTGATAATCTGTTCTAACTTTAGTAGGTTCTGTCACATAAAAATCATTAGCATTCACGCCATAACCAAATTTACTTCCTACGTATCCCTGAATTTTTTTAGTCAGAGGGGGATTTACAAGTTGATCCAATGTAGCCGCTAGAAATTGGCTATTTGTAGGGGTTTGAAAAATACTCGGTAAAAATTCTAAAGTACGTATTCTAGTCATTTTATGCTATTTGTAATTCGTTAGGTGTTAATGCAGGGATTACTAAAATATCATTTGCTGTCGCAGCATTAGCAAATATTTCATATGGAGCACACTTAATCTCATACAATGTACCAAATGGCTCAGATGGGTCGTTTGGAACAAGCACAGCCGAACTAATTAGATCACCTAATTGGTTATGCAAGTATGCACTTAATTCTGAGAAGAAGAAAGTATCTCCAAAGTTCCAACTATTAATATCAAAATATGTATTCATGCTTGTCAATACCGCGCTACGTATTTCACTATCACTTGCTGTTGTTGTATTGTTTTTAATAACTTTAATTGTGCCGCGCAATGCTTGTGCTGCTTTTGGTCCAAATAAAGGTTTAAACACTACACTATTTAGAACCACAGAATCACTCAACATTTTGTAATCGTTGACTTTACTATAACTTGCTGATAATTCAGATATAGTAGGTCTAGGTGGTTCGGGCACAGTGTTTGTAGTGTCTTGTATATAATTCTGATATGCGGTGTAATATGCTTGAGTCACAACATACAAATCAATAATATTAGTAGTAGCCGGGTCGATGCGTGTAGTATTATTGCTGTTATGTCTATATTGGAAACTGAATCCTTGTCTGCCATACTTGATTGAATATTCTGGCTGCGGCACTAATACATAAAAAGGTGTTCTGACTGTTGTATCTTGCACCGTTTTAAAGAAAATATTATCGCTATAAGCGTAGAATAATTGACCTACAGGGTAATCATATTTTATAACTTCAATCTGATCTTCAGTAGCATATTGATATATGATATCAGTCGACGGAACTATTTCTAAACGAGTTAGATTCACGGCATCCTGGACCGTTCTGAAAAATACATATTTTCCTATATTGCTACTACCGGTCTCTACGCCTGTCAATGAATAGAAGAAATCTGGATTTAAAATAAGCTGACTATTATTAGTATCAGTCGCGCTGACTTCAACTTCAAAATCATTTATATATCCATCACTTTCTACTGTCTGTCCTAATATATTAACTTTGTAATCACGACCTAAGGCACTAGTAGAACTAGGAGCTGTATTAATTCCTAAGACATTGATGAAATCTTGTAATATCTTACCAGTAAAAGGATCGTATACAACTTGATTTAAATTAAAAGTAAATCTTGTATCACTCACGCTACCAAAATAATAACGTAGTGAGCGAACTAAAATTTGATATCTACGATTGCCTAAGCTTGTGAATTTAACAAACCAATTTGCGTCACTATGTGGTCTTATAGTCCATCTATCTTGGTTTACTAATAGTGAGTTGTTGAATACTAACGTAAAATCTTGTTCTAATTCCATTTTAATAATAGCTTCTTGAATATTAGAAATGCTTATAGAATTATCAAACACGGGTATTATCTGTGTTAATAAGCAGCCGCTAGGTACAAATCCGTTCAACGTCACAGGACCAGTACCATTACTGAAATTACCTTCGCCATTATTAGATCCATCACCGACAACATTTAATACTGTTGTCCATAATGTAGTTGGATTAGTACCAGGTAATCCTAATACTAATCTATTATTGACATCAAAATAATAACCGGTTGGCGCCGTAAATTGTAGCATAGCACCTTTAGTGATGTATTTTGTATTGTTAGTTGAGAAGATACCTATCTGTGTAGGTGTTCTGATAGTCAAATCAATATTATAAAAATATCCGTTTTCACTATTAGCATCTACAGTGCTTGTTTGCCAATATACCGCTGATGATCCTGTAGTTGGTAAAGTAAATCTTTTATACCAACTACCTTCGTTTATCGATGATTCATTTATATAATATTGATTTGCGCGATTTAATGATAATGCACCTGCTAAAGTATCAGTAAAGAAATTAATAACATCGCTGTTATTGTTAATTGTTAAATCTAAAACAATATTATCATCGTTTTCCCATATTGCGCCATCGTCGCCGAAACTATTGATGCTTGAATATTTTCCAGTTGGATCTAGTAAATCTAAATTTTTTGATACGCCGATACTACTACGGTTTATTGATTTTGATTTAATGATTGAACTGTATAATGTATAAGGAAAGTTGTTGTAATCCTCACCGTTCACCATGCGATTCTGTGTGTAGTAGCGTGTTGGTGCGCGTTGCTTGATGCTTGGCAAACTTTCGCGTGCCTGCGCATTGCTTACAGGTTGTGTTAACTGTAAGCCTAAAGTTAAGGTCTCGGCGCGACCCTCTCTTGTGATGTACGTGAACGCGACCGTCACACCTTGCATCTCGTTTGGATCGATTGTATAAGTCAATCCATTGCTTGCACGAACATAGGCTCTAAATGTCCCGACAGGAATATTACTAAACACACCATCACCAAAATTGTAAGTGACTTGATCGTTAAATCTTGAGCTTACACTAAAAATACTTTTACGTGATGTTTCTGTTTGCAAATAAGCATCAGCATAAACATTATCAACTTGATTCCACAAAATGCGTGTATTGTTATTGGCATTAAGTTGATATAACCATGTGTCTGTATTATTGATACCTTGTATATTGACCGGCACCGCTTGGTTAGCAATTTGTTGTTCTAGCACAAAGTCATAATTGTTAAGCGAACCTTGTTTGAAGTAAAAGAAATAACCTGTATTTGCGCTACCGAATCCTAACTTGTCATTTCTGTATAACATGTTGAATTTGCCGGTAGGCGCAGGAGGTAATTCATATAATGCATCACTATCTACACTTGATACACTTACCAATTCGAAATTCATACTGATGCCATCTACTGATGTGCTGAACGGTACTATCGGCAAACTATTAGCAGGTATTTGTAATGCATATTCCGCTGTTGCGATTCCTAATAAATCACTCACATTTCCTGGGCGACCGATGCGCTGACTGCTTATCAATGCAGCGTTAATGATCGTATTATATTGTTCAAACCAATTTGGATTTGCTGGATCGTTCCAAAGTATGATGGCATTACTTAGATTAATGCCGTTAAAATCTGTGATGTTCTGTGTTGTTTGTATGCTTACTACCTTTAACATTCCCTCAGCACATAAATTGCGTTTTGGGGTATAGCTCACAAGATTAGCTAGTTTGATGACGCTATCGCGGCGTTCGGCTGTATCTATAAAGTTTTCGCGGGCGTTTAGATCGTTTCTGAATGCTAGACCTTGACCCATGAACGCCATAACGTCTAATAATGCTATGAATTCTGAACTTTCTACATAGTCATTATATGTTTCAGGGTAGTAAATGCGTAGGTAATCTATGAAACTTTTACGTAATGTTTCATAGTCATAACTGCGGAAGTCGGCTTCACGGAAGGTTTGATAGATTGTTTTCCAATCATTTATACCAAACAATGCTGCCTGTCTAGAACTTGTAGCCATGATCAATCTCGTATTTTAATTATTTATCTAACCATAAAAACCGGTTTTTTAAGATCAAGCTACGCTAGCACTGTTTGTATTAGCGTCTAAAAATATGCTTAATAGTTCTGTTTGATTGAAGGGGACGATAGACATCTCTACTTCTAATAATATACCGTTTTGTTGCGGGTAAGCATTAACATAATTGACCATCAATCTAGGATCCTGACTGGCGATACGTCTAATTTCAGTTTCTAAAGCAAGTTGTGTGTCTTGTATGTTAGGATCAAAAACATATCCCCATATCGTTGTCCCATAGTCGGGTTGACCTACTTTCTCGCCCTGACGTATGTTTAGAGCATTGATTAAATCCTGTACGACTAGTCTTTCATCAACTATACGATACTTTTTTCCTGCAATAATTGGATTAGTTATTGAACCTACACCTCCCTGATAGCCAGGAGTCATGTTTGTGGATCTAGGCTTGTTTGCGTTTATTGTACTGAATCCAATATATTGTGGCATATAACTTATTTATTAACCTCTACTTCCAACGCCGCTAGATAAACTTCCCGATACAACTCTATTAGTTGGCTGACCACTAGTAGTCTGGCTTGTGCTGTTTTTACTTGTATCTGCGGTGTTTCTTATAGCGAATTGTGGGAATTCGTTATATAGATTGTCCAATTGTTTCTTTACCGCATTGCGCTCTGCTGCTTTTGCTTCATATTTTGCTCTTAGGCTTGCTACTACGCTTGATCCTTGCGGCAATGTGTTTTCAGCTAAACCATATGCTGTGTAGGCTGCTATAAATTCGTCATTTTTCTTTTTATACTCTTCTTTAAGTTGTTTTTGTTTCACGATAAATTCTTTTCTTTCTTCAGTGGTCTTTTCAATTTTACCAGATGCTTGTTCACTTACACCTATATAATTAGGCTCAGGTATTGCAGCATCATTCATAGCATTCTTAAGTTCGGCTGCAATTGTTTTTCTATCTGGCACAGTATTGACGCCGGCGCTAGGGGACTTTAATCCTAAACCTGCTGCAGCGATTGAACCTAATGCGTTTTGTAAAAGAGAAGCTGCGCCGGCGGGTAACTTACTTGTAGCCATATCAATCAAGCCATTCACGCCTGCTTCCTTTAACGACGTTAAATTATTTTGTGAAAATAAACTGTTTGCTAACGATAAAGCATTTGACTGTATGTTGTTTAATGCGTCTGTTGACAAGTTTTTGAGTTGTGCTTGTAAGTCGGCAGTGCCGGGCAATGAGGGAAGATTTCCCTTGCTAAAGTCTGTGATGCTTGCTACTGATCCTAAAGCGCCGGGTAAATTGTTTAACCCTGCCGCTAAAGATGCTGCTGTTGTAGACAAAGAACCTGTAACTGTCGCTCTAGATAAATCTTTTAATGTGTTTCCGGTAAATGGATTTGACAGTAAGTCTGGTAATTCAGCTTGTCCAAAAGGACTTGCTATAGAACTACTTATAGATTGATTTGATTGTACTGATTCACTTCCATTGCTAGGCATGTTAGCTAAATTCATCAATGATTGACCGATATTAGTAATATTTTGAGGTAATTTAGTAATATTTGAGATTTTACCCTGTGCTTGTTGAGCCAATTGATTTGATGATGCGCTCAATGATGCTCCGGACACTTGTAATGCTTTATTTTTTTGTGCTTCTGTTAAATCATTTGGTACATTTGGTTTTAAATTTGGAATGCTATTTTTTATGGTCTCATAAGCATCAGCTTGCAACCCTCTTCCTGTGCTTACTAAACCACTTGTAGCCGGATTTTTTGCTAAACTTTGCAATGCTGTCTCTACACCATCTAAAGAGCCTAATCCGCTTTCTGCAAGCTTACCTGCAAAGTTACCTGCTTCAATATCTTTTTGAGTTGCGTTTAAATCGCCTCTTGGTTCTTTTTGAAGTATACTACCATTTACATCTTTATTACTTTTGATAACACCTAAAACGTTATCAACGCCGTTATTTGCTGCGCTTAAAATGACTCCATTGATCTCGCTAGGTGCTTCCGCTCCAGTAATTAATCCTGCATTCTGAAGGCTAGTCTGTGCAACTTGCAAGTTTTTTACAACAGCATTTGATTGTGCAGGTATATTTCTTACAAAACTATTATAATCTTTTGCTCCAGATTTACCTGTAAAGATTGCAGGTGGCATGGCTTTTGATATGTCTACACCTGATGATAGTAAACTTTGTACTAAACCAGATGAGCCCGGCTTTATTATACCTGCGTTCTCTAACTGTTTAGGTGTAAGTGCATATTGTCCTATATACGTGTCTATGCCCTGTTGAGTTTCTACAGTTGTAAATCCTTTAGTAGCAGCAGGTGCTAAATTACTTTGAGCAACATTTTGTGCTATAGTTCCAAGTGTTGCTTGCGTGGTTAAAGGTCCTATGCTAGGACTGACCTCAGGGGTTTTAGTTGCTTTTATGATATTTGCATTTTCAACTATCATAATTTTTTATCTTCCACCTCGTAACGAGGCTTTAGGTGATTGCGGTAATTTATTATTAGCTGCACCACTTGTTTGTACATTAACCCCTAATCCTGCCATGTCCCAAGGAGCATGTGCAGGTGCACGGCTTGTAATGCTCTTAAGTTTATTAGGAGCAGCAGTCCAACCTTTCGTGTTATCAAACAACGTATCAGTATGTTGAGTTTGATCGATGACTGGCACTGTTTGTGGGTTAGTCGATGTTTTTCCTGAATTTAAATTAACTCGACTACCATTCACAAATGCTTTCGCACCACTAGCCATGCTAATATCGCCTTGACTATACATGCTATATGGACCATCAGCTTTAACAGTATGTGTGCCCATAGTATATTGATTAAAGTTAGCGCCTACTCTTACTTTTGTATCTTTTTTACTTTCAATCTGTATATTTTCTGCTTGTATGTTTAAATTTTTAGTAGCGTTTATGTTTATATTATTATCAGCATGTAAGTTGATGTCGCCCTGTGTTCTTACGTTAAAACTGTTTGTTGAGTAAATGTCTACAGTTCCTTCTTTACCTAATTCAACATAACTTTGTCCATTAGCATGTAATATCATTAATGTTTGACCGCTATCGCTCATCATTATTTGATGACCTAACGAACTACGTATACGTATTAAATTATCTTTACCGGCGATGTCGCCATCATCCATAACTAAAGTATGTCCGCCTCTTCTGGCAACAACTTTTAATTGTTTATTTTTTTCTTGTAAGTTGTCAACAACCGTCTCGTCGTTGTATCCACCTTCATAAATTGGTCTGCCGGGAGTGCTTATACCAAATCCTACTCTACTAATATTCTCGCGCTGTGCGCTACTAGTGATTGGTCCACGAATAGGATCGCGGATTACGCCCTGCTGCCACATCGTGCTTGCTATCCAGCTTTGTACTGGTTTAGCCGCGGTCAAATATTTTGTTGTTTTTGTAAATTCTGGATTGTTTGAATTTATATTTGTAGTGGGCAATATAGGAGCATCACCGTATTTTTTTGCTTCAGCCTGATTAGGTACGATCACATTTGTCGCGCCTATAGCAGGAACCATTTGTAATGCGTCAGCTTCAGGTATGCAACCTATATAAAATCCGCTATCCAATTGACCATCAGCAAAAATACAAAGCACTTGTGTGCCGACATCAGGTGGACTAAACCACATGCCATAACTACTTGAATTTCCTTTGTATGTGCCTTCACCTGATTCAGGGCTTGCTGCTCTAGTCAGCCCATAGAAAGGGCTTAAGAATTGTACTTTGCGCCAGTTGCGATAATCTTCAGGATCGGTGCCGCTGTTGTCAAGCAAATATACTTCTAACGTACCCATTCGTTTTGGGTCGCTATTATTTTTCACTATGCCTATAACGGGAGCAATTCTAGGATTAGCTCCACCGCTAAATGGACTACTACGTTTTGTAGGACCTTTTGCTTTTTGAACGTCTTGTGCCATTAATATCTCCTAATTAAGGTCCTGTAAATCTTCCTGTGCGAATCGCTTCAATCTCATCTGGCATATAGCCTAAATTAAACAATTCAGCATCACTCAATCTATTTAAATCTGTTGGTTCTCTACCTTGGTTTTCTGTTTGCGGGGCGTTGTCCGGAGTTGGTTGAACATTACTATCGTCATCAGCGACGGCGCCTTGAGGCGTATTTTTAGTTTGTTGACTACTTTGTTGTGCAGGTGCTGATTGTATCGCGGGAGAACCTTCTTGCGGTGCTTTAGCAGGTTTGCTTCCCGGAAATGTCGGGCCTATCAAATTCAATGTTTGCTCAAATCTACCGTTTGCAAATACACTATCAACTTCAGTAAGTATATAAACTATATTATCCTTTGCTATAGCTTTAACATCGTCTGGATATTCAATGAACAAAATGTTTTGATTTATGTTTTGCAAACCTGTTTTATCTTTATAGTCTTTGCCTTCTTTAAAAGAAACTTCGACAAAGACTTGTCCGCCCTGTGCATTGATAGTAAATCCATCTGTATCATAAAATTGATCATACAGAGAATTGATAGAGGTCGCTGCATCTCTTATAAGAAAATCGGGGTCGCCTAAGATTTTCATACGACCTGAATAATATGCTCCCAAATCATTTAAGTAGGTTAATACACTATTTTGTGCTTCTAGGCCCACACCTAATGCTGATGTCCTGTCGCCGTTATTTCTTACACCGGTCGCGATGGGCATCACGCCACCGCCTGTCGCTGTACCGGCTGGATTGTCTCCTCCGCCGCCATCTGAACGCAATCCTGTATTACCCGCACTACCAGTACCATTTGAGCCGCCTGTACCGGGTCCAGAATTATTTGCAGGATTTTGTGATTCTCTACCACCTGCGCTTGTCTGTCCACCACTACCGGCTGCCTCAACTGATGGTCCTAATCCTAACACACTATTAAAATATAGATAGTTAAAATTAAAATCCATATCTAAAATTTCAGTGTTCTGCCCTGTAAACCAATACTGATATCGTTTGTGCGGACCATAATATTTTTTACCTGCGATACCATATGGTGTCTCGATGCTTGGTACATCATACATTTGAATTATATAATTCATTTTGTACGTCCAATCGCCTATAATAGG